TAGTCTTCATTCTTTACCTGCTTCACAATATAAGTTGCATTCTACATCTACATACAAGTATTATCATTTTCAATCAGCCAGTCTATAAATTCCCTGACTGCGCCTTTCCCTCCATTCGCTTGTGTAATAAATATATTTGGTATTTTTATGATTGCTTCATTAGCATCATTCGGACAAGCAGGGAAGCCGACTGCTTCCAAACATTCTAAATCATTCGTATCATCGCCAATATAAGCCACCTCTGGAAGGATGCAATTGAATTCATGGCATAGCCGCCTTAATATTTCTAACTTGTCATTACCGGCATTACCGTCAATATGTCGCTCTATTGTGCCAAGACTAATAAACTTATTAGCCCTGGCCTGATTAATCCCTCCGAATTCAGAAGTCAATAAAAACGCCTTTACCTTTGTCTTGTGTTTCAACAAATGGAATCCGCGCCCATCTCTATGGCTAAACTGCTTTAACTCTTCACCTTTTGTAGAATAGTAAACAGTTGAATCAGTCAAAGTTCCGTCAATATCGGATATAAATAATTTAACTTTATTCATTTATATAATTCTCCTAATAATTCAAGTCTATCCATTTTCTTTTCTACCCTGTAAATATTTTTCCAATTCCCTTAAGTCTTCAATGGTATCAATATCAAAAAGCACGTCATCATCAAAAATTATTTTATCAGCTGAGTCTAAAAGATGTTTACTATATAGCATCTGTTTTCTGAATATATAGAAATTGCCGTTTTCAATAAAAACAGAATCTTTATTGCATCCATTATCTGTTCTTTCAACCTGACTGAAATTTAAAGGAACTGCGTCTTCACTATATATAAATTTATCACACCGCTTTGCTGACAATCCGCAAATAAAATCGTCTGCGATAAATCTGTTAATCCATGCCTTCACTCTGTCTATGTTTCTTACGGGATTAGTTACTTGAAGGAATATATATATGTCTGCATCAATCTTAGACCATAATATCTCTTGATTAGTCTTGTGCTTATCGCCAGAAAACTCAGGGAGCCGTTTTATAAGATTTACTTTGCTTGGTAATTCAAGATTATCATAATCAGTAAATAGATAATAATCATAACCAAGCATAAGCGCAAAATCTATAGTATATTTGTAAAGCGGCTTTCCATCGACCGGCAACATACATTTATTAGGCAATCGTTTTGAGTTTTTACGCATCATTGTGATTGTTACTATCTTCATTTTGTTTCCTTATTAAATATCCAATTAAACAACTCTTTATTTTCTCGAATGTTTTCTATAAGCCTATCGGCTAAAATATCAACATGCGTTTTAGTTAAAGTATATTGGAATTCTTCTTCCTCTATACACCTGATAAACATATGTAATATAGAATGTTTCATCCTATATAAACTTTCAGACTTATTTATCTCTAAAATATTATCATCTGGGTACAATATACCATAAAGTTCTTTATTATCTTGATCTACTACTTTGTCTTTATATATTATTTTTATATTATGATTTCCTATTTTACATGATTTAGGTAAATTAGAATCCGCTATAATTTCTTCTATCATACTATTATTCAATCCTTACCATCTATATTATAATAAATAAATAACAAGTACAAGCATGTATTCATTTATGCACATTCCCGCTTTCTAAATATCCATGACGTATCTTTAAAAACCTTTTCGGGCTTACCGAATATTTCGCTTACTGCCCTTATTACACCTGGAAATTTCTTATGGTAATCATGGCCAGCAATAAATAATTTGGCATGATCCGTATATGCAATGGCATCCCTTTTTATATTTGGATATTCATGTGATCCATCAATATAAACAATATCTGCATATCTATCTTTAATATTATAACTATAATCCCTTATAATTTCAATATTACCATATTTAGACAATCTTTGAACAGCAAATTCGTATACTTTTTGCATATCATATTTTTTGCTAAACCAATCAACATTATTATCAAAAGGATCAATCGTTATAACCGATTTAAAATTCTTGCAGAATATTTCAGTTGAACACCCTGTCCATGTGCCTATTTCTATAATTGACATATTTTTAGTATTGCCTATATATTTAATCATATCATATAGGCCCTGAATAAAATTACCTTTACGTTCCGGGAAAATCATTTATTCACCTTCTTTATAACTAGTTTGCAACAATCACCCCAACAATAATTCTCTGGTTCTGCATGGTTAAAATCTTTTCCATATACAATTTCAGCAGGAAAATACTTATTAACAAACTCATATAAAGTTTTATAATCTATGAAATCGAACCTATCAATATTATTGGGTTTAAAATGAGTAGGTATTTCAAAACATATATAACCATTGGGCTTTAATACTCTGTTAACTTCTTTTAGTACTATTCCAGGATCGAATGTATGCTCAAAAGAATGAGAAAAAGAAATAAGATCAAATCGATTGTTATTGAATTCTAATTTATGCATATCCATTTTCAGTATTCCATTACCTGGATGCAAATCTATTCCTGTTATATTTTTATAACCATATCGCATGAATATTTTTTTTTCGTCATCATTACCACAAGCCATTAACAATATAGCAGCATTTTTATCTAATTTTATATGATCTATTATAAATTTGATATAAGATTCTTTTCGTGGACTATCAAAATTAGAAGGCGGGTCATCTTTAAATTTCGATGCCTGATCATCATAATATGATTTATCTATCATTTAACACCTCTTTGAAAAGATTTTCATATGATCTTTGCATACGCTCAATTGTAAATTCTTTCGCTCTCTGCCTAGCTTTTTGTCCATATTCTTTCTTTCTATCAGTATCCGGCAATAATTCTAGTATTTTATTTTCCATGTCTTTTATTGAATTGCAGAAAATACCAGTACCGCCGAGCTGCTCTTTCATACTGTCTTGTTTCTCATTGACTATTACACACAGCCCGGTAGACATGGCTTCTAATATTCCCATACTAAATATCTCAGTAAACCCATTATGTGCATGTATATATAAAGACAAATCCCTTAACCTATTTGCTTTTTTTTCTGATTCATTTATCTTGATTGATTTATCGAATTCTAGCCTATCATGTTCTATATGTTTAATCTTATCCGGATTATCCGTTATCATTATACATTTTGCAAGCTTATCTTTTTCTAATATATTATTTACCATACTATAATATTCGGGATGTATTTTGGCAGCCCCCGATCTCGTTATCCTGCCGAATGTATGCAGGCTATAGTCTGGCTCAGGATTCCCAAACAAATTATTATCTATCGCCCCTGGAATCACAACACTTTTTTTAATTTTAGAATAATCAAATAATGACTTCCATGCCTCTGTAAGAAATACAACAACATCACTATTGTCCGCATAAGTGCAAGGTTTACACGTATGAATAAGAGAAATTACTTTAGCATTTGGATTTGGTTTTTCAAAGTTCTTATACTTCTCAAAATTTCTTAAAAAACTCTCAACTAAGTATATATCAGCGCGAGGATGTTCAGGGTTATTTATATTACTATATATATGATTCCCATATTCCATATTATATACATGTCTTGATATATCACCCATACTATCCATATCGTTCATACCAATTATATGACAAATAGTCGGCTTCTGCAATACAGATATTTTTTTCTTCTGAAGTTTAGAAAAATGTTCAACAAGGTTCTCTTTTTTAAATGCCTGTATATTGCTTATATCAGACAAATTTATTATTCTATTTTCCCAAGGACTAAAACTATCGAAAAAAGGCGCCGTCCCTTTATATTTCTCTACCTTGACTTTCCCGCCCTCTGTTTCAACTTCTCCAGGATAGTCATCCTTATAATGATAATTTTTAGGTGTACCGCCGCCACAGTCTATACCGAGAAGATATATAGGATTAGCGCCTGTTATTATTGCAAGATGTAAAGCACATAAACCGGTTAGGTTGCTATTATATAATCCATCATTAATATCTAGTGTTGGCTTTTGACTTGTAGTTTTAAACAAAAAATCAAAAGCCCTATTCTCAAAGCCTGTGCTATTTCTTGCAAAAATCCTACCAGGGAATTTCTCAAGATTATATGTTGTCAAATTGATAAATCGCCTGTCAAGAAACATCAACCACTCGAATCCGTCCCAATCCTCAACTATATGGTTAATACCTATTGTGTGTTTATCTTTCAAGATATCAAATCCAAATTTTTCTATAAATTCTTCAAGGCTAGTCCCGCAACCGACAACATAGCAAGGCTCATCTTTCCATATATCTCTTACTTCCATATATTCAGCCCTTGTTAATTTATTATTTTTCTTGAGTGCACCTTGTTCAATAAGATTCTGCCATAACTGATCTATTTTCCCCTCATTCGCAATCCTTTCTGCTATTTGTTTTTTAATGAATGGGATATCATCATTCATTATACAATATTTATTACTCCTATTAATCTTGTTTTCTACTGGTTTAATATCTGACAAACAGATACAATTTTTCTTACTTCTTATCGGTTGTTGATCTATTCTAATATTCCCATCTCTTATACTTAATATCTGTCTCATGTATATTCCCTTTTATCAAGCGGTATAAATGCTTTATTATTTGGTGGCTTATCAATTTTACCTTCTGAAAATTCTATATATTTATTCAATGTCCCCTCTATGGATAATGCTTCTCTAAAAGTTATTGACATAGAATGCATACAATTACCAGACCATACGCATTGCCCATTTCTTCTTATATATACAACATGATTTTTATTAAGAGTAACACAATATGCAAAATTATTGAATATAATAATTTGTTTTTTTATACGTTGGAGAGAATAGAACCGATTACTGCATTCCCTTATTCTTAATAAATCGTTATTAATTTGATATTCCCCATTCTTAAATTGTCTTATTTCTCCTTTAACTTTGTCTATACTGAAACTAGGTCTTTTACCGACTTTTAAAATCAATTCTCCTATCTGATAGGCCATTTTTATAGAAGTAGTAAAATATATTTTTTCTTCTGCAATATAACCCAAAAAATCAGATTTCCGCTTTCTCTTGTATCCATCGCATTTTATAAAGGCATCCAAAAATATTTTAATTTCTTCTTTTGTGGCACCTAATATTTCTTCTGGAATGTATTTTTCTGTACATTTCCCAAATTGTTTTAAATAGTTACTTATAGCCATATCTATAAATCTTATTTGTAAATCACTCTCTATAATATGAGAATTCGTTATTCTTTTAATACACTTCAAAATCAATTGATATGTTTCCTTGCTTTTTGTTTTGTCTTGTGCGATAGAAACAATATCTGTAGATTTTGAATGACTAGTTATACTTCCGTCACTTAACCAATATCCCATAAATTCTATAAAATCTTTTGATAGATTGCTTTTCTTTCCTATCCAATCACTACTCGCGAAAAACCTTCCTTTTCGTGTTTGTAATAACTCAATTGCTTTTATAAATTGAAATTTTCCCTTATGTTTTCGTGAATTATAATCTGTTTGATAGAACATATTATGATCTTTTGTAACAAGCAAATTTAAATATTTACTTTTAAATTCTATCATCTCTTTTACATAATGCTTATGTAATAAATCAATATTTGCCCATTCAAGATTTAATGTGCCAGGATTTAAAGACAGACAGATATCTTTTTTATCTAAATCTTTTATAAATTTCCATCCCTGTTTGGTATATATTTCTGTTATTTCATCATAAGAATTGGGATGAAAAGGAGTGGTATCCGGCAGCATTGGGAAATCTTTGTCTTTTCCAGATAAAGAATATATTTGCCCCTCATATGGAGCACATATTGGGCAACTAGTATTGTGAGAAGATATCTGAACTAAATCAGCCGATATCCCGGCAGCCGTATCAAGTACCGCCTGGGCATTTAAATCTTGCATTTTAGTCCTTGTAACTAATTCTGCATATTCTTTAATTCCATAATGAATTTCTTTACCGTTTTTGTTTATGATGGTAATAAATTTTCCGTCATCTGCTTTGGCAAGCATGGCATCCTTAAGTTTTTTATATGATGCCTGGGCACTGCCTTTCTCCATTATCCCTTCAGCAATCAATCCTGCAATTTCTTTTTCGCTCATATTTATAATTTGCGTTAAATTGGCAAGCTGCTTTAGCGTTTGCTCTCCTTTTAAAAATCCTTTAAAGTATGTCTGTAAAGTATCATTGATTATTGTATTTATACCCTGCTCAGCAAGATTGCTATTTATGAATGAATCATAATTATATTGCGTTAATGCTGGTAATGTTTGATATTTAATTTCTGTAAGTTGTTCGTTAAGTAATTGTTGATATACATTAGGCAATTCAGAATCAACCCATTGCGCAGTTACCTCCCTTAACCGTTCATATTGTTTCTCAATTTGTTTATCAATTTCCTGCCAAAAAATATTATCGTATTGTTTT